AATTCTTATGGTGGTTGCGGCTCTAGTTGCAACATACTCACGGGCTATATCAGTTACTATTGTGTCAGTTTCCGCAACTAGGTCAGTCTGTGTTACCGAATGAGGAAAGTATTTATCTATTGAGGTTTGGTCAGTTGCAGTAATTGTAGAACCGCCAACACGGGCGAAATTGGCTTGATTAATAATTAATTTATCGTCAAAAGAAAACACAAGGTTACGATATGGAATACCCCCTGTTTGATTAAAGGCTACAGGTGTTTTAGAAAGAGAATTCATTACATCTGTGCGATTCTTAAAAATAGCAGTTCCCGAACCGTTCATGTAAAACGCGCCGGTCTCCGACATCTCTACGTTTTTTATTGCTTCAAGGCTTGTGCGGTTTGTCCCAGGGTCGGCAATACATGTATTTAATCCAGTCGAGATTGTACGCATGGAACTAGGAAAAGATATTTGATTTAGAATTGCTGATACACGTGCTGAAGTAGTTTGACCTGCTCCGCTTGAAGCAACGGTTGAAATGTTAGCCAACTGAAATAAGCGAAACGCATCTGTGCATGAAATATCGACATATCCAGTATCTTGATTTACTGGGTATGTGTATTTGTAATCTGTGATGTATCCAGAAAATAAATACTTTTGAGTTGTTGCAGTCGTCGCCGATACGCGCAACTTGCGCAATGGAGCAAGATAACCATAATAGGGAGAATTTGGGTTTTGGGGCGAAAAATAAGAAAGCGGGTCTAAGACTCGAACGGTGCAAGTGCCAGCTTCATAAGTATCACGCTGAAGATTACGACCACGGGAAATAGATATTTGATAAACATTAGGAGTAAGGTCAATAACTGGTTCGGGCAGCGTTGAAGTGCCTAAAGTATTTGTGCCTAAGATTCCATATTTAGAGTCGCCAATTACGAACCCTGAATAACCAAAAGTAGCTCCGTTTGAGTAATCAAAGGAAACTGCTATCTGTGCTGGTAATGCCATTATCCGGCAAACATTCCCTGAATTCGACTCACATTACTGGGAATCCCAGAAAGTGATTGAGACTGAGTAGCTGTGGCAACTGTTTTACCGTCAATTTGAATGTAGATTGGAGTGCCGCCGACGTAAGTAGTTAATTTACCGCTTTGATTTGCAGTTGGCGTAGGCATGCTAGTTACGTTTGTATCAGGAATAGTTATCTTTTCTCCCCCTACATAAAATGATTGTCCCGCACCGCTACTTACACTTGAACTTGCCGCAACAGATACGCTTGCTGCTACGTTAGCGGCTTCGATTGCCTTAATTTTAATCATGTCTAAGTATTTTTCCCATGCTGCAAAAGGGTTTTTTGCATCGGGCAAACTTGCAAGATATCCAGCTAACTCTTTACTTAAACCCTGAGCCGTTCCAATTTCATAAGTGAGTCTTTGAACTTCTTTTATATTGCCAGTCAGTAAAGCTAGTTGAAGTTCAGCCCGCTTTCTATCTTCTTCAGATAAATTTCCTTTAAGAGCTGCTAATAAATTGGCTTGGTCAATGTCAAAAAGAGTGCCGGCTTTTTTAAGCAAAGCTTGTTTTTTCTGCTCTGCCGTTAACGCTTTTTGTGCTTTAACTTGCTTAGCCTGTAGAGCCGCAAGCTCTTTAGCACGTTTAGCCGCAGCGGCTTCGGCTAGTCGCTGTTGAGCAAATCGCTTGGCTGTACCGGCAGGTGACGCCGACCTGTTCGTTGAAGGTTGAGCTCCGGCTCTTATTTTGTCAATATTACCGCCGGCAAGAAAGTTTGTATAACCTTTACGGAATTTTTCTATTAAACCAATAGCAAATCCTAAAGCTACGACAACGCCACTTACCGCTTTTGCTATATTGTCAATAGATTTAGCCGCGTCTGAAGCTTCAGTGCCACCACCAATTCGAGCAAAAGCATCAACTAAGCCCTTGCCTATTGTTTCTTGGGCATTTGCAAATGCAACCGTAAGTACGTCCATTTTATAAGATGTAGTAGTCAAATATGCCTGAGCTGCGCCGGCTGAATTAGCAAGAAGAATTCCTAAAACGTCCGCAAAAGATTTTGATTTTAGCTCAGATTGAGTAAGCCCTGTATTGTACTTTTTTAATCCTTTAGTAATTCCTACATATCCGTTAGCCAAATCTTGAGAAACAGTGGCTAAATCTATGCCTGTGCCACGTGAAATTTGTATAGCGTTATTAAGAAGTTCTTGAGATTTTGTAAGTGAACCGGTGGTTGTCAAAAGGGCTTGCATCGCTGGACGCAAAGAATCATCTAAAATTCCTGCAGATTTTTCAGTTTGAGAAATAAAGTCAGCTACACGTACTTGAGAATAAGAAAGCCCTAAATTGTCAACCGCTGTAGCTAGTCGCTGAGCTGCCGCTTCGTCGGATGCAAATGCTTTTAATGATGTTTTCCCAAAAGCCGCTATGGCGGTAGTACCTAAAGCAAGCCCCAGTCCCCTACCTAACTTTACGGCAGATTTTTCTAAAGAGCTTACAGACCTTTGAGCATCTCTAAATGCTTTTTTGCCAACAAATTCGGCAAGAATATTGATTGCTACATTACTCATGCGGCTCTCCCAAGGTCGACAAATTCTGCGCGTTTATTAAATTTAGCTGTAGTGTTTTCTATAGCTTTAATTACTGAAGCGTTAGCCTTACCCTGAGTATTTGCCCATGCTCTAAAGATTAAACGCCCCATCATGCGATGGTCTCCTCTACGGTTAGGTCCGTAGAGGTTGCCTAGATTAGAAATAAATTGATTGCCCGCATAAGGATTGATAGAGCGAGAAACTCCCTTAGATGCTCCACCCGCTTTAGGACCTACCCAATCCTGCCCTTGTCCATTTTTGCGTCCAGCTGTTTCATAAATTGCTCCAACAGATGTAGTGTTTTGAATTCTAACATTATTTATAAATCCTGCTCCGTTAGGTTTAGATGGCGTAGATTTGTAAATAATTCCACGTTTAATTTCAGCGCCGTTGTATGCCGGAAACCTGCCTTTACGAAACATGGAAGTAGCTGCATTAAGTGAACTGCCATCACCGCTGTCGTTTATCCAACCGCGCATAGGTGAAGTCATTGGCACGTAGGAGCGGGCTTGTGTTACCACGGGTTTAAGAACTGCGTTTAACTCTTTAGTCAATTCTTTAGCTAAATCTGGAGCATATTGATTTAGGGCTTTACGAAGTGCGACTGCGCCCACTACTTCGACTGGCATTATCTCGCTCCCTCGCTAAATCTTTTAGTACCTCTATGTGCGCCTTAAAAGCTCTAGGCGATAAATCAATAATGGTATTGAGCGGGACTCCATATTCATAACTCAAACGAGTTGCGAGATATGTTATAGAGCCCCGCTCTATGCCAAAGGGCTGGAATCTAGGACGTCCACTTTCGTGATTAAGTCTAAGAAATCCGGCATTGGCTTTATCTGGACGCCGGCTAGGCGTAAGCCTTCAAAAGCTAACCAATAGATGTCCGACTGACGGGAAAGCTCAAGCAACGCCTTATGGAATCCCATACCAACATGCTGCTCAAAGTTGTACTCTAAACGCGGCGTAATCTCCACGTCATGTACATTTCCGTCTTTCATTGTTATTACTAGTTTTGCCATTGTTAGCCCCTTTGTTAGTTTTTAGAAAGTGCCAGTTTCAGTCTTTGTGACTGCACCGGATACGTTAAATGTAACAGACTGAGTAGACAAATCGCCTATAGCGCCGTTAATTGGAGTAATATTGTTAATCAAAACTAAGCCGGAAAAAAACGGATTTGCCGCTGAGCCGACTGCAGTCTTATCGTTAGCAACCTTGAAGTAAGCATTTGTGCCTAGCAATGTGTTAAGTGTCTGAAGTACTGCAGATGCAGCATTATCGTTGATAAACTCGATTGTAAGGTTTGAGGTTTCTAACCCCGCAATCTGACGCACTCCGGTGTCGCCCATCGCGGTGACGGTCACTTCTTCAAATGCTCTGTTAAGAGTAAATGATGTGCAATATGCGCTCAAGTCGATAGATGCAGGGTCGGTTGCGCCGAGCTTAACGCCGACCTTGTTATTGATAAATTGTGCCATTTTTATTCTTCTTCTTTCTTTGTCGGTGTAGCTGGCTTTGTTGTTTCTGGCTGGACTTGACCAATACGCTCAAGCCATTCTGCATTTGACTTATCAGTCATGTCTAGCTCCATTCTGTCAGTGTTGAAACGGACAAATTGCATGTAAGCAAATCGCCCGTGGCAGATGCGTACACGCTAGGCGCGCTTACACTGCCAATATTCATCTGGATAGTTGAGTTAGCGAGCTTATTGAATACAGCTACGAGCATTGTCTCTATCCCGTTTAAGTTGCCTTCATTATCCATAAGTGGCACAAATATTTGTATTGAAAAGTTAGCCATAGGACTAATAGATGAGTATTGATTATTGTTCAAAGTTAGATAAGGGTCAGCTGGAATTATTACTACTGAATTTGCAATAGGCGTAGCCGGTGGAAAACTAAAGGTAGAATAAAGAGAATTGTCTACTAATGCCGCTGCTAAGGTTGCACGTAGGGTACTTATTGCTGTTGGCATAGTTAGCCGACCATAGAATTCGGACTTAAATACGGAGCGATGAGACCACGTACGCGAGCGACTAAAGTGTTAGACATAGTAAATGGTGATGGAGTGTAGCCATCAACTGACATGCCTTGTCCGCTAGGCGCTTGACGAGCTTGCCAGATTGCTTCAGAAATCATAAGGCTGGCTTCTCTGACTGCTGGGATTGTGCCGTAAGTATTTTGTGTTACGCCCGAGACGACGCCAAAAGGAACGCAAGGGTGGTATTCGCTGGCTGTAGGGCTGCCAGTTACCGCAAAAGTAATTGTATTTTCGCCTACGCCTGTAATGG